AAGAAGTTGTTGAATACTTAAAACATGAACAACAAGAATCAACCCCCACTAATACATATGAATCTGCAGAATATGATGAATTACCAGAAGATATACGAGCAATGATACGATGATTGATCCAGTAACATTAATTAATCGTATGCGGAAGGTTATATAAGATGGCAGACTTTGAGGTAGTTCAAACTAATTATCAAGTAAGGCCTGTAGGTTTAGCTACCGGTGCAAAAGCACAAAACGCTGAATGGTTTTCTAGTGATATAGCTACAGGAGCCGATCAAACATTATATTCTTCTAAGTATAGAGTTTTCGTAGCAATTAATGCAGAAAAATTAGTACAATGTACTGTTGATTCTGGTACAACATGGTTTACACTTAATTCCGCTAATGCATTAGAAGCTAATGGAGCTTATGTATTTGATATTCCAACTAGATCAGGAGATACATTTAATATGAGAATACCTGATTCAGGTGGCGCAACTATATTAATTTGTCGTGTAGACGAAATATTCAGTGAAGGTTAAGTATGGCTTCTAATCGACCACAAGGTGGGGGTTCTTCTTCTGCAAAAAAGATTGTTGTATTAGATGAATCAACTGATACTTCATGTAATGTATTATACTCAATAGATGCAACTGGTAAAATTTTACCAAAGACTGGTACTAATTTAACTTTTAACTCCAATACAGGAGTCTTAACAGCAACAGGACTTGTAGGACCATTAACTGGTGATGTAACAGGTAATACTTCTGGTACTTCTGGAAGTACAACAGGCAATGCAGCAACCGCAACTGCTCTAGCAACTCCAAGAGCTATAGGTGGAGTTAATTTTGATGGTTCAGCCGCTATCACCTTACCAGGTGTAAACTCAGCAGGTAACCAAGCTACAAGTGGATTGGCAGCAACAGCTACAGCATTAGCAACAGCGAGAACCATTGGTGGAACATCTTTTGATGGAACGGGAAATATTGCTATTACAACTAACGCAAACTTAACAGGTGAAGTTACAAGCTCAGGTAACGCAACAACGATAGCAGGTAACATAATTGATGAAGCAAATCTTAAAATTAGTAACTCTCCAACAAATGGACAGGCTCTCACAGCTCAATCAGGTAATACAGGTGGATTAACTTGGGCAACAGCCGGAGGAGCTTATGATCATACGGCAACTACTTGGAGTGTAGTTTCAGCCCCATCAGATCCAGCTACAGATAAAGGTATAATGTATATGAAAGATATTGATTCAAATAACGAAGGGTTATTTATGAAAGTTAAAAAAAATGGTGCAGTAGTTGAAGTGCAAATACTTTGAAAGTTCACTGCAAGTATTTACTTGAAAAGGGTAAAGTCATTGCCAAAGCGGAAATTGAAGAGTGGCCAAAGAAGTGGAATAAAGAAGTACTTTACTGGGATCTTATTAAAGATTCTGAAGATATTCCAGGCGAAAAATTAGAAAGAGCATCCATTGCTAGAGCATTATTACGCTGGCAAATTGTTATTAAGAATTTAAAATTTAGAAGATATAATCCACGCAGTGGAAGACAACGGGTTGCAAGAGCTAAACCTACTATAAGAATAGAATTTAAAGTAGAAGATGAAGTATGGGCAAAGAGCCCAGGTGTATTAGCATATGCTTACTTTCCAGGACAAGGGAATGTAAGTGGAAGAGTTGTATTTAATGAAAAAGCACTTTGGTCATTAGACGGCAAATCTGTTGCAGCTTGGAAACATGATTCAAGATATACAAAAGAAAATAAAACCAAACTTCGAACCTATCTTATTGAGCATGTTCTCGTACATGAATTTGGCCATATGTTAGGACTTAAACATGATACTAAAGATAAATCATCTGTAATGTATCCTTACTATAGTGGTATTTTAGATTTATCAAATAATGATATAAAACGTATCCAATCCAAGTATGGTGCAAGACCTAATTGGAATAAGTGGTTGATACGACTTAAACGTTATTTCGGAAGGCCGATAGTAGAATGATGCTAATAGAACCTGTAAGATTTAATAAGGACATAGAGATTGAAACTGTGATGGCGTGTAGCAATGGTATACACCAGTGGCTCGACGTCTTGCTTTTGAATCAAGATAGATATTTGAGACAATGTGTGGAATGTAAGAGACATCAGGAAAATATAGACAACAAATGGATTTGGGTGAAAGTGCATGAGGATTAATCCCGAATGGTTAGGCATGGTGGTTGCAGTAGTTGTAGTAGTTGTACTTTTTGGTGTTGTTTTTATATCTGAACTTGTTGTAGATAGTGTAGTTACACAACCTATAGCTTATAATGATTATTGTCAGAAAATGAATTTGGATTGTTAACTTGCCTTCAAGATACCTCCAGCCTGAACGGCCTTGTGAAGTATGTAGAGACCCAAATATTTCGCAACTAGAACTCGATTATATAAACAAGAGAATTAGTACACAAGATGTAATAGTCCAACTAGGTATTACAAAATATACTTGGTATAGACATATCAAGTACCATCTTAAACCTGGTGTGTCCTCAGCAATGTCTGAGAACTCTGAACTTTTAGCATCTCAGATCATTGATAAGACTAGTGAATTAATTGAAGGGCTTGATAGATTAAAGCAGAAAGTAGAACAGATACACGTAACTATAACTGGTGACGCTGATCCATCTAAGATAAAAGCATATACAGCGTTAGAGGCTGAATTAAGGAATACCTTAATGGCTTTAGCGAAAATCCAAGGAGACTTTAAAGATGCTGCTTATATACAAGTAAATAATGTTACTGTAGAGTTAAATAAGATTGGTGAGATTGTAATGGCAAATGCTTGTCCAAAATGTAAACCTATTTTTGCAGAGAAATTAGGTGATCTTGATGAAAGCTGATATCATTGCAACTTGTAATCCAACTAAATGGGAAGAGCTTCCACATACTAAGAAATTATCTTTAATGCTTAAAGGAGCGGAAGATCCAATTTTCTTTTGGACACATCCATCCTTAGGTAATTATGAACCTTGGCCTTCACAAGAGAAGATTATAAAAAACTTTTATACTAAAGAGGGAGATAAGAGGAAATATTCTGAATTAATATTTGTATCAGGAATGAGGGGTGGTAAGACTACTATCGCAGCAATGATTTCCTTGTATGAAGCATTTAAATTACTTTGTTTAGATGATCCTGCGTTATATTATAATCTAGGTCCAGGCAGTGAGATTCAATGTATTAATGTAGCCCCTTCAGAGCCTCAAGCTCTTGATACGGTGTTTAAGAGAAGTAAGGAATTAGTAGCACACAGTCCTTTCTTTATGTCAAAGAGAATTGAGCTTGTATACAATGCAATAAAGTTTCCAGAAAAGAATGTAACAATTAAGGCTTTAGGTTCTAACTCTGGCAGTGGTGTAGGAAGAACTGTTAAATGTTTTATTGCTGATGAGGTAAGTAGTTTTATAGATAACACTAATCATCGTTCTGCACAAGAGGTGTATAATAGATTATCTAAATCAACAGCAACCTTTAAACCATGGAATGAGAATATTAGAGTAGCTATTTCTTCTCCTCTCTATGAAGGTGATTTTATTACAACTCTTAATCATAGAGCAAAGGAAGAGAAATGGGAATGGGCTTTAACTTATTGGGAACCAACTTGGAATCTTAATCCTAATCTTAGCAAAGAAATACTTGAAGAAGAGAGAAGAAAAGATCCAATATCCTTTGATAGAGACTTTGGAGCTGCTCCTGGTACTGAAATAGAGAATCTCTTTAGTCCTGACTTAATTAAGAGGATTATAAAAGAAAGTGAAGTTAATGGTAATATATTTGATGATATTGATAATATCCAACCAAAGAATGATGCTCAATATTATATAGTTGGAACTGACCCTGCTGTAAAGAACGACACCTTTGGATTATCTTTGGCTTATGTAAGCACTGACGGCCAAATCATAGTTGAAGGAGCTACCAGATTTAAAGCAGAACGAGGACATGAAATTGATAGCGATGAAATTAAGAAATATCTTATTCCTATGTTTGAACGACTGCCTGTAAGGTATTATATATTTGATGCATATCTTCACGGCCATCTTAAGGATCTAGCAAAGACCTATGGCATAGAAACTTTTCAACATTATCTCAATCTTGAGGATTGGATGAAGACTAGAGATGCCTTAGATAAGCATGATGCGACTTTGCCTAATGTAGATTTCCTTTTAGATGAATTAAAATACCTACAATTAATAAAAGGTAAGCAAGTTGATCATCCTAAGAAATTTCCAAATGGTGAAACCGGCACAAAAGATACAGCTGACGCAGTAGCTCAAATTATCTCACTTGTGAGAAGAACAGAGGATCTCTCAAAGTCTAAATACTCACAAGTACCATCTATATTTGTGGAGACATTCTAATGGGTATTATAGACTGGTTCAAAAGTAAAAATCAATCGAATCCTGTTCCTCAAACTGAACAGCCCACAGATCCTATTGTAATGGAGCCTTTTTCAGTACAAACTGGTCGATTAGTTGATGTCGCATCGCAAAAGAACAAGTATTCCAAGGCTGATGCACTCATTAATATGGATGAACGACTTTGGTCAGTTGTTGAATTATCTGCTATTATGGTTCAGAAATCATATGGTGGTATATCACTTCATACTACAAATAAGGATGAAGGTTTATCTAACCGAGAAGAAAATGCAATTGATGTAGCTAAAGAATTTTCAAAGCAAATCAATATCCCAAACTTACTTTATTGTTATACTAAAGACCTCTGGAAATATGGTGATGCTGTAGACCAAGTTAAATTCTATGGATCTCAAGGCATTAAAGAATTAAGACCTCTACCTATGAATCTTGTAACAGCAATTGATAGAAGAGATCAATTCCGAAAGAATTTACCTAATGAAGTAATCATGGATCCAAAATGGTATGTTATAGATGAAGCAGCTAGTAATGTACTTGTACCAGATAAAATTATTCCAAAGAATAGAATTCTACATATTTCATTTGATAGGCGCAGACAATGGACTTTAGATAATATGTCTCGATGGACATTTAATGTATGGTCACATTCACCAATTGAAACTTTACGAGTTCTTATTGAATGGAAACAAAATCTTATACGTAATGATATTGTATGGAGAAATAGATTAATGCCTCGTGAACATCATAAATTAGATCTTTCTGTTTATGATCCAAGTAAGTATACTGGTACTTATGCAACTAAAGTAGGGGCTGCAAAGACAGATGCAACAACTGCAATTACAGATTACAATGATAAAATTAAAAGACGAGAAGCTGATCAAGGATTTACAACTGGTAAGAATGTTGACATTGGTATTATAGAACCAAAGAGTACTAGTTATAATGCACCTAATCTTATAATAGATCAAATTAACTCTCTTATATCTACACCAACTGGTACGCCAGGTGCACTTGTAGGAGGAGAGAGTAAAGGATTTACTTCCTTATTACATTCATCTTCATTTACTGCCATGCGTGCAGATGTATACGCATCGAGAATAATGGCTTCTCTTGAAGAATTAATGAAGAGGCATGTAAGAATGGTAAGACCAGGTATGTCTGATGAAATTGTAAATAGGTTATACATTAAGAATAGATTAATATTAGATAGAGATAGAACGGAACTTGCAAAGATAATTTCTGTATTAAATGACACTAATGTATTTACTTCAGCAGAGATTAGAAACATTTGGGGACTTGATCCACTCACTGCACAACAAGAAAAAGAGATTGCTGAACAATTAAAAGCTGCTCAACCTGTACAAGAAGAAAATCAAAGTGAGACAGAAGAAGATTTACTTCGTCAGAACCCAGCTAGTCCTTCTAATCCTATGGAGTCAGCTAGACAAAGACAAAGGAATCTTATTCAAAAAGTAGATTTATAATGTTATTTAAAAATTATGTTAAA